ACCTGATTCTCCATTATTCGATTCCTTCGCTTCCATTAGGTGTTAAATCTTCCATCTCCATAGCTTGTTCTACTGTGATTAAGCCAAGAGATAACATCTTCTCAATTACTAGCAAGCGTTCCATTGGCTCTGTTGCTAGGAATGAAGAATCTACATCGAACTTAACTGCATTGCCTCTAGCAGTAATATCATCCATAGACAGACGATCTTCTATTGCACATACATAAGGAGCAAGTGATTGAGAATAAAATTGTTTTCTTTCATCAAGCACATTGGCATAAGTCATTGAGTTGTTAGCCTCTGCCGAAACCATGTAAGCAGGTACATTACAAAGACGAGCAATCTCAGTTGCTAAGAACTGTTGTGCTTCGTCATACATCATGTCTTTAGGTGAGAATGATGTTGGCTGGTATTCAAGAGTAGATGTTAAGTAAGCAGTTGCACGATTTTGACGAGCGTTCTTCCATGCTGCGAGTAGTCCTGCAACTTCTTTAGGATCAAGGTCAGCACCATTATTCCGAAGCACTCCAGAGGGCATGGGTGTGCTGGCAGCTATAACTGCTGACTTACGAAGGTCAATAGCAGCTCTAATAGTGTCAGAACCGCGTTCTAAAATACCTTCATCAAAGGCTTGGAAGGTAACGATTGAACCAAGACCTGACATAGGTACAGCAACTGCATCAATAAAATACTGAGTGATTTCCATGCCGTAAAGGTCAGTGTTAAAAGTAACTTTGACATTTGGAATCCACTTAAAGCGAGATGGCCTTCCATCTTCTGCGTAGAGTTCTGTAACTTGCCAATAAGCAACTCCATACATCATCAATGAATCAACAGTCCATGCCATTGTGATTGATCTAGGTTGATTGATTGCTGGTTGCTCTACCCATATTGGATTACCTAATTCTTCGCCTGTAGATTTGCGATAAAGGTTAAGGGGCAATCCACCAATTACTCCAGAGAGAAGATTACGGCAGCGAGCTACTGAAGGTACAGACATTGCCTCATTGCGTTGAACGCGAGGCATAACATAATTAAATAGCGAGTTAAGATTCTCGCCCATAATAGTTGGGGCGTATTGCGCTGTAAGCGATGTCTTATTAGGAGTGGTTGCTTCTGTCTTGCGGAATAGACCCATAGTCATAAAGTGTAGCATTTGTCAAGTAATTAGACAACACGCTAGGGGTATGTCTAAGTAATGATTTGAGGTTTAGGTGCGGGGAGCATTAACTTGCTAACTACCATGGCCAAGCCAATAGGAGCAGAGATGTCTCCTGCTGATTTGCGTTTAATGATTCTCCAAGCCGAATCATTGACTTTAGCTGCACAGTTATTCATTTGCTGGATGAGTTCTGCCTGACCATTATGAACGACTTTGTGAGTCACCAATCCAGTGAGCAAATCCCCACATGCTTGATAAAACTGCTGGCCTGAAACATCCTCGGTCATAACTCCTGCCTGCTTTAATCTATCGGCTATAGATTGAGTCGCGTACTTGTCGTAGCAGACTAATCGCGGTCTGTAAAGGTCACACCAGCCTTTAATAGCAGCTGCAATCTTTAGATCATCTACTGCGACCTGAGAACTCCAGACTTCCATAATGCCAATACCAATTCGCCCGTCACTGAGTAATTGGCCAGCCACTAATGACGCATTTCTCCTACTCGGACTTACATCAAAGGCAAAGACTGTGTATGCACCAACTGCAAGCTCTAGAGTGTTATCGCTTGTCTCCTCTAGGACTCCATGAGGCCAAGGACTCTGCAAGGAATCAATCCACTGGCATAAAGTCTCAGTACGAGTAGTCTCTATGGGAGCAGTTGCAATCGCTTCCTCGATTGACTCACGAGTGACAGTAAATCCGAGTGCTGGATTACTTGGTGCTACAGCATCTCGCCAAAAGGCTTCTGATCTAATGTCTATCTTGCAATACTGTGGAGCAGAATACTCATAGTAGCCAAAGGTCTCAGGCGGGTAGTCCTTGGCACGCTCGACAAGGGAATTAAGCACTGTGCTAAAAGCATCTCCAGCATTGCTAGTTAAAAATGTCTGAGCATTAGCTCTTGCGCGGGTAGTAGGGATAGCAGCTTTATAGCCATCCTCGGATATTTCACGCACTTCATCAATCCATAAGAAGTCAGCAGTACGACCACGAGCTGAGTCGCGGGTATCTGAGACTAGGTCGAGAGTTGCACCATTGAGTAGCTCTATTCTTTCCCCGCCATTGGCATAACGCACTGCCTTAGTCATTGCCTTTAACTCTGGAGTTGATTCTATAATCCATGCGATTTCTCTAAAGGTCATAAGGGCAGTTGCTCGGTTAGAGGACATAATGATGTGCTTCTTTTCGTTGCCATAGAACATGCCCCAAATAACACGCACTCTACCAAGGTGACTTTTGCCATTTTGTCTTGATATTAGGAGTAGCGCGGTCTTGACTTTGTACTGCTCTTTTTTATCGACCATCATCATTTGTTTAAGGATAAACTCCTGATAAGGCATGAGCTTGTCCATCTTTAGACGCTCAACCATTTCAAAAACTTCACTAGCTCTGGACTTGCCTTTGAGAAGTGGTGAATGAACCCTTGGTTGAGTTGCCCCTCGTAGCGGCTGGGTCTTTTTGGTCTTAATTGTCATTGAATCGGATTAGGTCTGAGCGTAAAAGGACTGTCCAGCATCGGCTCGGACTTCATCGGGGATATATGCCCTGAAAAGACAGGGGGGGTAGACCTCTTACCTAAAAAAACCCCCTCATTGAGCGCACCCTTCTTGCTATTGCATGGAGCACAGCAGGCAACAAGATTGTCAAGGTCATGACTGCCACCATCTTTGCGACTAATCACATGATCCACTTGATTGGCCTCTTGACCACAGTATGCACAGATGTAACCATCACGCTTTAATACTCTTAAGCGTTGGTCTTTCCACTTCTGTAATCCAAGCTCTCTATGGCTTGCATCTCTTAGTGCCACCCTTTAGTTCTCCAATGATCTAATGCAATGCATGGCTCACCATACCTATGGCCTATATAGTCTAAGCCCCATTGTACTTGAGTCCAACCATCTTGTTCTTTAAGCCACTCACTCTTACCTTGTGGTATTCCATAATGACTACCATTAACAGCTAATGGATTCCATGCTGATTCTTTACCATAGAGCTTTAATAAACATTTATATTCTTTATAGTTAAAGTCTAATAGATAGAGAGAATAAGTTTTGTAATCTATATATTCTTTGGAGTTAGTCGAGCCTGCTCCCGTAGGAAAGCATAGAGCTATCCCAATAGCTACTAGCACCCCGCAAGCTACGCCCCTGAAGGGCTTGCGGTGAGCCTTTGAGAGGCTCTGCGCCGTTAGCGTACCATGCGTGTCAATGATGTGCATAACTCGTGTCCAATCTGAGCGTGAAGTGAAGTTCTGCCCCTACTTATCCACAGGTGTGCATAACTTATTTATCTTTACCCCATCCAGTACCCTTGAAGATTGCCCCTACTGGGCTAATCATTTTGACCATTGGTTCATTGCAATAAGTGCATAGAACTGTTGGTTTGTCGTGCCAGCCATGATGCAATTCATTCTTTAATCCGCATCTTCCGCATTTGTAATCGTAGGCTGGCATGTTTTACATTCCCCAATCATCCATGATCCACAGCTACAGCGTTGAATATCTGCATCCTCTGGATCAACTTTAATGTGACCATACTTTAATTCTAGAAGTGGAAGCAAGTCTTGGAGCTGGATGATGCAGGCATACTCCGCTGCATTTTCTCCCTGCCCGTTGAGACGCAAGACTGCAAAGCCTAATTCCCCCGAAACGGCTGTGCGCTTACGAATCTGCTCCAAGACTGCCTTTGGTTGGAATCCAGCCCTTGCCTTGACTTCACAGTCAAAAGGTACAGACTGAATATCTTTACCATTCCCCCTTCCCACACTAGCGAATGGCCATACAGTCGATAGGTACTGTGCGACCACCCGCTCTGTGCGGAAACCTCGGTGCTTTCTGTGTTGGCTAATGATTCATCCCAGCCATGTAGCCCATTGCAATGCCGCCAATAAATAGAGCTAATGTCAGAATCATAAGCAGCGTTTCCTTATCCATTGACAGTCTTACACTTATTGCACTGCCATGTAGCAGTTGGCTTAATCAATCCATCCTCAGCTACTGTAAATGTTAGATCGTGAATCATGGTAGGTGCATTACATAACTGACAAGGTATCTCATTGAACAGTGGTACATCATTGAGATTAACCCAGCCGTATGGCGTATGGACTTCTATGTATCCCATTATACCCTCGCCTTCTGTGGTTCCCATTTTCCACTGCTCGATAGGTTGTACCAATGCGTTGGACACTTATCCATCCCACCAATTTGACCCTTAGTGGCACAGAAGAATCCAGCCCAATCCCGACCTTTAGAATTACCAGTGCGCCATTCCATGTGGCCATGATTGCAACTAGGTGCATCCATAGCTTCAGCAGTGCCTAGAATCTCTGTAACTGTTGCCATTGCACTCTCTAGTGTTACTGGAGCTAGTGTGGTCTTGACAGATGATCCGATTGGTGTAGTCCAGTAATCCACATCGCCTTCTTTAATGTCCTGTGGTGCTGGCGTTACTTCTTGCTTGACTACTTTAAGAGCTGGATGGTTTGGTGCAACCTTGCTCATTTCTTCGCGGCTAGGGCGCTTTCCTTTAGGAGCATAACCCGCATTTGCAAGTGCTCTGCCAATAGCCGATGTCTCGCAATTCTCCAATGCAGAAGTTTGATTGACCCCGCGAGAGCTAACTGTTTC